GGATTGAAGAAGCCACGGAAATTACGCAGGCGGACTTCGAGATCATTGATGACCGTCTCCGTGGTGAACTGCCGGATGGACAGTTCTATCAGATACGGATGACGTTCAACCCGGTATCGGCGTACCACTGGATTAAGCGTGTGTTTTTTGACCGGTCAGATCCGGATGTTCTGACACATCAGTCAACCTACGAGCAGAACCGCTTTATCGATGATGCCTACCGAAGACGTATGATGCGGCGTAAGGAAGTGGATCCAGAGGGGTATCGGGTATATGGCCTGGGGGAATGGGGCGAGGTCGCCGGACTGATCCTCAAAAACTATGTTGTCGAAGAATTTGACTGTTCACCGGAACGATTCGATTACATGGTCAATGCACAGGATTTCGGATTCAATCACGCCAATTGCATCGGTGAGGTTGGCTTTAAGGATGGTGAGTTGTATCTATGCCGGGAACTGTACGTGTATGAGATGGACACGGACGAGATCATCCGGCTGGCGGAGGGGCAGTTCAACAAGCGCCTGCGCATGTGGTGCGATTCTGCGGAGCCGGACCGTATCAAGATGTGGCAGAAGGCGGGATACCGCGCAAAAGGCGTGCAGAAGGAGCCGAACAGCGTGCATGCCCAGATAGATTACCTGAAACAGCACAGAATCCATATTTACCCGTCCTGCGTCAATACAATAAAAGAAATTCAGCAATGGAAGTGGAAGAAGGATGAGCGTACCAACACTTATCTCGAAGAGCCAGTTCCATTTTTTGATGATGCCATGGCGATGCTTCGATACTCCATTGAGGAAGAACGCAAGGCGAAACCACGGCTGAACAGAAAGGTGAAAGGAGGGATATAGAAGTGCGAACGAATTTGTATAGGCTACCGTCGGAAGAGACGCTGACAGATGCCAAATTGAACGAATTTATCATGCGGCATTCCGGAGAGTGCGCATTTAGATACAGCATGCTGCAGGAGGCCTACGAGACGGATTACCCGATCCTGCATGAGCCGTTAAAGCCCAAGTGGAAGCCGGACAACCGGATCATGGTCAACTTTGCGAAATACATCGTGGATACGATGAACGGCTTCTTCATCGGGCATCCGATCAAACTGCAGGTAGACGATGGAAACGAAGCGGTTGAGAAATATGTTGATTTTCTGGATCAGTATAATGATCAGGACGATAACAATGCCGAACTGTCCAAGATCTGCAGTATCTTCGGCAAAGGCTATGAAATGTATTACGTAGATGAGAACGGAAATATCGGTATCACCTATCTGAGCCCGCTGGATGCATTCATGATCTACGACGATTCCGTGCTGGAAAGGGAACGATATTTCGTGCGGCTGTATTACGATTCGAATCAGATCCTTCATGGAAGCGTATCGGACGAGACGAAGGTCCGCTGGTTTACAATCAAAGGAAAATTACTCTGGGATGCAGACGAGAAGATACACGGCTTCGACGGCGTTCCGGCATCGGAGTACGTAGAAAACAAGGAGCGTATGGGAATCTTCGAGCCGGTCCTTACGATGATTAATGCATACAACAAGGCGATCAGCGAGAAAGCCAATGATGTTGACTATTTCGCGGATGCCTATCTCAAGGTTCTTGGTTCCAAGCTGGAAGAAGACGATGTGGCGCATATCCGGGATGACAGAATCATTAATTTCGACGGGGACACCGAACGGTTGATTGTCGAATTTCTTCAGAAACCGGATGGTGATACCACGCAGGAGCATCTGATCGATCGTCTGGAAAAGCTCATTTTCCATATCAGCATGGTGGCCAATATCTCGGATGAGAATTTTGGCACCAGTTCCGGCATCGCCATGAAATATAAGCTGCAGGCAATGAGTAACTTGGAAAAAACGAAAGAGCGGAAATTTACCAGCGGAATGAACCGGAGGTATCGTCTGATTTTCTCAAATCCGGTCTCAGGAATGAAAAAAGATGACTGGGTGAAGATCCATCCACATTTTACACCAAATTTCCCGGCAAACCTGCAGGAAGAGGCAGAGATCGCGAAGAATCTGGAAGGTGTGGTCAGCCAGGAAACACAGCTCGGGGTGCTGTCTATTGTGGACAATGTACAGGATGAAATCAAGAAAATTGATACCGATCAGAACAAGGTGAGAGCGGATCCAGTGATGAAGCAGATGTTTGGCGGCGGTGGACAGGATGACGAGTAAGGAATACTGGCAGAAACGTGAGACGGAACATGCCAAGAAGAATAAGATGTCTGAGCAGACCTATGCAGAAGAGATCCGGAAGACCTATGCGTATATGGCGGATCAGATTCAGAAGGAAATCGATGGATTTTACGCAAAATACGCCAATGCTGAGAAGATTTCGCTGGCAGAAGCAAAGAGAAGGGTTTCCAAGCTCGATATCGAAG